TGGAAATCGTCAGGCAAAATTGCGGCACTGTTTCTTTCTTGAGTGCGGCTCATTCTGCCCGAAATATCAGGCAAATATTAAAAAGCGTAATTCAAGAAAAGGACACTAAATAAAACAAATGCGACTTTTCTGACGAATTTAGATAAAGAATGATTTATATTATAATATATACTGAACCACTGAAACTTCGAATGAAGCGTAGGTGGTGTTTTTGTTTGTTGGCAAATACGGCAGCCCATCACGGGCGGGTGAGAACACCCCAGCATTGCAGGCCAGGGGCGGGGGCCGGGGGTGAAATTGGATAAAGATAAAATGAGCCTCCGGGCTCTTTTTTCATGTTTTAAGGATGGTGAGGTGATGTGAGGTTAACCGAAAAGCAAAAAAGATTTGCTGATTACTATATTGAAACTGGTAATGCTACAGAAGCAGCTATAAAAGCAGGATATAGCCAAAGAACGGCAAGATTTATAGGAGCCGAAAACTTAACAAAACCTAACATAAAATCATACATTGAGCAGCGATTAAAAGAACTTGAAGATGAGCGCATTGCCGATGCAACAGAGGTTTTACAATATCTGACTTCCGTGATGCGTGGGGAAATAACTGAAACGAGATATATTGCTGTTTACGATAAAGATGGCTCTTTTGTAGAAGAAAGAGAAGGGCCGCCGACAGTTAGGGACCGGAATAAAGCCGCAGAATTGTTGGCCAAACGCTACGGCCTGCTTAATGAAAACATGAATATCAACGCCGAGATGGCCGTCAAGATAGTAGATGATATAGATGACGAAGATTAGGCTATCTGGACTTATTGCGCCTAGCTTCTATGAGCTTCATAGAGAACTTAAAGCAGAACTATATGACGAATACTGGCTTAAAGGCGGCAGGGGTTCTACAAAATCAACCTTCGTCAGCATACAGATTTTGCTTGGGATTATTAAAGAACCGGCCGCAAACGCCTTTGTCTTCCGCCGGTACCAGAACGAGCTTAGGGACACTGTTTTTGGCCAGTTTGAGTGGACTGCTTCAAAGATGGGTATAGCCCATCTTTTTAAGTTTCAAGTGTCTCCGATGCAGATTATTTATATACCAACTGGGCAAAGGATTGTATTCAGGGCTGCAGACAATCCCAGGAAACTCAAGTCAATCAATCTGGGCAGAGGATATGTAAAATATGCCTGGTTTGAAGAAGTGGACCAGTTTGCTAGCATGGACGAAATCCGGAATATCCTTCAGTCATTATTCCGGGGCGAAGGAAATAAGAAGCGTGTTGTTTTTTTCTCGTACAACCCACCAAAGTCCGGGCGCTTCTGGGTGAACCGGGAAGTAAAGATACCGAAACTGGGCCGCCGGGTGCATCATTCAACATACCTGGATGTACCGCCTGAATGGCTGGGTGAAAGGTTCCTTGCTGATGCAGAACATCTCAAAAAGACCAATGAAATGGCATACCGGCATGAGTACCTGGGTGAAGAAGTCGGGACCGGCCTTGAGGTGTTTACCAACATCGAGCTCAGGACTATTTCTGATGAAGAAATAGCTACATTCGATCGTATCCGCCAGGGCCTTGACTTCGGATATGCTGTGGATCCGCTGGCTTTTGAGCGGATGCACTACGACAGAACACGCCGTCGGCTTTACATCTTTACTGAGATTAGCGGACTAAACCTATTTAACAGGCAGTTCTGGGAGAAAGCGCAGCGATACAATGATGTGATGACCATTGCGGATAGCGCGGAGCCGAAAAGTATTGCTGAACTGAAATCTTGGGGAATGAAAATAAAAGGAGCAAAGAAGGGTCCTGGCTCCGTTGAATTCGGAATTAAATTTTTACAAGACCTCGAAAAAATAATTATTGACCCGGAACGCTGTCCCTTAGCAGCAAAAGAATTTATAAACTATTCACTGGAAACTGACCGTAACGGCATAGTAAAAAGTCAGTTCCCGGAGAAGGAAAACCACAGTATTGACGCGACCCGTTATGCCCTTGAAGATGATATGAGCACAGGAGGATTGAAGATCCTGAAGTAAAGAAGGTGAGAGCTTGTTGAATTTTCTTAAAAACTTAATTCGCAATGATATCAACATCATGACCATTGAAGAAATTCTCTATGAAGAAATAAAAGAATTTAACTCCAGCGATGAAAGAGCTTGGATGGTTATTGGCGATAGATATTATCGATGCGAGAATGATATTTATAACAGGAGAATCACTCGAAAAACTGATAACGGTGAGATTGAAGATAAGTCAAAGGCCAATAACAAACTTGCCCATGGCTTTGTCAAAAACCTGGTGGACGAAAAAATCGGATATCTGCTTACTAAAGATTATGCATTGAAATGTGACAATGAGCAGTATATTCAAAAGGTCAAAGAGGTACTAGGAGAGTATTTTCAATACACCCTTACAAGGCTGGGTTACGAGGCTTCAAACAAGGGTATAGCGTGGCTACAGGTTTACATAAACGAGCAGGGTAAGTTTGGAACTATGTTAATACCTAGTGAGCAATGTGTGCCTTTATGGAAAGACAATACTCATACCGAATTAGACGGGATGATTAGGTTTTATGTGCAAACGGTTTATGAGGGCAAGGAAAAGAAACAAGTTACCCGGGTGGAGTATTATACTCCTACAGAAGTTTACTTTTACATCCTTGATGATGACCGCCTTATCCCGGACATTGAGCAGCATGAAGGCGGACCCATTCTTCATTACAAAAAAGGCGAAGAAGGCCGAGGCTGGGGGAAGGTGCCTTTTGTAGCCTGGAAGAACAATCACATAGAATATCCGGATGTGAGATTTATTAAGTCCCTGGTAGACAGCTACGACAAATCCAGGAGCGAAATTGATAACTTCATAGAGGAAACAAAGAATCTTATTTATGTTCTGAAGGGATACGGCGGAGAAAACCTGGCCGAGTTCATGCGGGATCTAAACTACTACCGCGCGATCAAGATTGACGATCCGGAGCACGGTGGTGTAGACACTCTCACGCCGAAAATAGATATTGCCGCGGCGAAGGAACATTTTGAACAGTTAAAACGAGATATCAACGAGTTCGGACAGGGTGTACCAAAAGACCTCGATAAATTCGGGCATTCACCCAGCGGTATATCCTTGAAATTCCTTTACGCCGGACTGGACTTGAAATGCAATCACCTGGAAGTGGAATTCAGGCGGGCTTTTAATCAGCTCTTGTATTTTGTCAATGTGTACCTTGCTGAGAATGGGCAAGGTAATTACGAGAATGAGCATGTGGATCTTATATTCAACCGAGATGTCCAGATCAATGAGTCTGAAACCATTATCAACATCCAGAACAGCAAAGGCATCATAAGCGACAAGACCCTTATCGCAAACCATCCGTGGATCAATGATGTGGAGCAGGAACTGGAGCAGATAGAGAAAGAGAGAAAGTCTGATGAGCCTCCCATGTTTGCAGACAAAGAGAGTGATGAATGATGTCTAAATCGTACTGGGAGAAAAGGCAGAAAAGAACCTATTTAGCCGGAGAGAAAAAAGTAAATGAATATTATAATGAACTGCAGAAAGCGTTTGAGCAGGCGAAAAAGGAAATCCAAAGCGTCATAAATGATTTTTATATGCGTTATGCAAAAGAGAACAAGGTTTCCTTTGCTGAAGCTCAAAAGCTGCTTGACAAGACAGAAATAGGAGACTTGAAAGCCTTTATTGATAAGGTATTTGAGCATATGGGTGAGTACAACCTGGAGCTCAGTAATATGTCCATTAAGGCAAGGATCACCCGCTATCAGGCTCTTGAAAAGCAGATAGACGCCATCCTGCAAAGGCTGTATGCCTTGGAATATGAATACGAGGGCAAAGAATTGCTAAAGGAGGTTTATACTGATGCGTATTATAGGACCTGGTTCAACATAGACCAGTATTATGGCTTCCACCAGGAGTTCGCACGGGTGAATCCACGGACGATTGATGAGTTGATCAGGTATCCGTTCAATGGTGCGGACTTCTCAAGCCGGATCTGGAAGCAGAAGGACCACATGCTGCAGGTATTGGCCGAAGACATTACCACCATGCTGGTGCAGGGCAAGAACCCGCAGACACTAGCCGAGGACTTTGCAAAGAGGTTCAAGACCAAAGAATATGAAGCCTACAGGTTACTTCATACAGAGAGCAGTTTCATTATTGAACAGGGAACTTTGGCAGCATATAAAGAGGACGGGGTGGAGCAGTATCAGATCCTGGCTACCCTGGACATGAAGACATCGGATATATGTAGAGAGCAGGATGGGAAGGTATATGATGTCGATAAAGCAACAGTAGGAGTAAATTATCCGCCTTTCCATCCGTTCTGCAGGACTACAACGGTACCGTATTATGAAGACATTGAGAATGAAGGCACCAGGGCTGCAAGGGATCCTTTGACAGGCAAAACTTATAAAGTGCCGGCAGACATGACTTACGAACAATGGAAAAATAGATATGTAGACCAAACGGATGATTTGCGATCCTAATAGTGTTATTTGCCAGCGCTTACATAAATAGAGGGCGTCGTGAAACGCGACGGGGTCTATTTTGCACTTAGCAATCGAGGTGACTAACGATTTGTTAGGCGCCTTTTTATATGCCGCCATTTTGGTATTGTTGGGCGAAAACTAACAAGACATCACCGGACGCGACCGGGATAAAAAGCGAAGATGAATGAAAGGAGACTATAAAAATGACTAAAGAGAAACTTTTGGAGATGGGATTGTCGGAAGAACAGGCTGATAAAGTTTTAGCCGCTCATAAGGAAGAACTGAAGGGGTATATCCCCAAAGCTCGCTTTGATGAGGTCAATGACGCCAAAAAGGGTCTGGAGAATCAGTTGCAGGACAGGGACAAGCAGCTGAAGGATCTGCAGGAGAAGGTCAAGGGCAACGAGGAACTCGAAAAGACCATAAAGGACCTGCAGGAATCCAACAAAAAAGCTGCAGCCGACTACGAAGCAAAAATCAAAAACATAACCCTTGACAATGCTATCAGGCTGGCCCTGAAAGAACATAAGGCCAAGTACGAGGATCTCCTGCTTGGTAAGTTCGACAGGGATAAGCTCACCATTAAAGAAGATGGCACTATTGAGGGCTTGAAAGAGCAAATCGAGACTCTGAAGGAAGGTTACAAAGACCTCTTCGAGCAACCTTTGAGCGGACAGACTCCGAACAATACCGGAGATAGTTCCTCCGATGGAAAGGTGCAGCAAATAGCGGAAACCATTAGACAAAATCTTGGATTTTAAGGAAGGAGAGAGTTAGAACATGGCTAATGTAATTGAATACGCAAAAATCTTTCAGCAGGAGCTTGACAAACAGGTAGTTGCCCAGGCTACTTCCGGATGGATGGAAGCCAATGCCGGACTTGTAAAGTATAATGGTGGTAACGAGGTCAAGATTCCTAAGATTGGTATGGATGGACTCGGAGATTATGACAGGGCCCAAGGCTTTGTGGAAGGAGCCGTCACCCTGGAGTACGAGACCAAAACCCTTACTCAGGACAGGGGCAGAACTTTCATGCTTGACCGCATGGATGTAGATGAAACTAACTTTGTAGCAACTGCTGCTAATGTTATGGGAGAATTCCAGAGAACAAAGGTTATTCCTGAAATCGATGCTTACAGGTATTCCAGCATTGCAACACAGGCTATAGCAAAAAATGCAGCAGTAGGAGGATATACTCCTAGTGAAACTAATATTTTAACGAAACTAAAAGAAGATATATACGCTATTTATGATGTAGCTGGAGAAATACCTCTAGTTATCACAATGAACATGCAAGTTGCCGCTATATTAGAAAATTCTGCTGAATTAAATAAGATGCTTTCTGTAATTGATTTCACTCAGGGTGATGTTAAGACTACAGTAAGGGCTATTGATAACAACCCAATAATCAAAGTACCTTCTTTGAGAATGAAGACTCAATATGAATTCTATGATGGCAAATCCACAGGGCAGACAGCTGGTGGCTTTGTAGCCCATACTAATGCTAAAAATATCAACTGGATTATCACTCCTAGAACTGCACCTATAGCTGTATCTAAAACAGATAACATAAGAATATTCACCCCCGAACAAAACCAAAAGGCAGATGCTTGGAAGATTGATTACAGGAAATATCATGACTTGTGGATAAAAGACAATCAGTTCAATGCCATCAGGGTTAATATTAAAGAAGCTTTAACATAGGAGTGATACTAGATGTATAAACTTGAAAGACTTAATGTAGTTAAAATCGTAGAGACCGAACACGAAAGGGAGAAACTCCTAGCCCAGGGTTTTGTGGAGGTAAAAAAAACCGAAAAGAAAAAGGACGAGAAGAAGGCTGCTAAATAGCGGCCTTCTCCCTCTTTTCTACCCTAAAAGGGGTGAGTATATGTCCATTGAAGAAATGCTTGCAAGGGTAAAGGAAAACCTAAAGATATATGATGGCAGCAGGGACCTTATTATTACTGACATTATCCAGGAGTGTCTGAACTACTGCAACCTCAAAGAACCGCCTGCAGAATTGGAACCATTTATCCGCCGTAAGGTCAAAGCTATTATTGACTATGAGGCTGAGGTCGGAGGTAGTTCAGTATTTGATGTGGCCTCGATAAAAGAGGGTGATACCTCTATAACTTACAACACTGACGAGGTTTCCAGAGAAACTATCTACGGCTTGTCTGAAAAAGACAAGCAGTCCTTGATGCGGTTCCGGAGGTTGCGGAGATGAATGCGCTTCAAAGATTATGGAAAGATCGCATGGATATATACCGTTGGGTTGAGGTTGTAGAGGGCGGCTTCACAAAACAGGAAAAGGAGAAGATCCACGAAGATATCAAATGTCACTACAGCAAAGGTCAGTTGGTGGATACCGGAGAGGGCAGTGTGCCTACGCTTGAAACCTCTCATACCTTGTTTTGTGGCCCAGATGTGGACCTTCGGGAAGGTGATGAGGTTGTTGTCACCCAGCGGAATGGCAAGCAGGTAACCCTGACAGTAGGCGAAGGATTCCCGTATAGCTCCCACCAGGAGTTTTCTGTGAAACGGGTGGATACGGCATGAGCAGCAACTACCGGATGAACAAAGCGTTTATTAACAAGTACCGAAAAGAGCTTCAAACAATGCTTGATGATATTTCAGAGATTGACAAAAGGGTGCTTAGTAAAGCCGTAAGTGTGGGGCTTGCTGATGCAAAAAGAAATACGCCGGTAGTTACAGGATTTATGCGGCGAAGCTGGAATGCAACGCCTACGAAGAAAACTTCGCAAGGTGTTGAAAAGGAGTTGATTAATTCTGCAGATTATAGTTCCTTTGTGAACTACGGTCACAGAATTGTGAACCGCAGCGGGGAAACGGTTGGCTGGGTGCCAGGCAAGTTTATACTGGAAAAAGCCGTTAGCAAAGTTGAAAAGCAGCTTGTTAAAGAATTTAGAAAAGAAGTGGAGAGGGTGAACCGGAAGCATGATAAGTGAAATTAAGCAGGCTATTGCACAGAAGATCCATGAACAATATCCTTCAGCTACAATTTATGACGAAGACATCCCTCAAAACTTCAAGACGCCCTCATTCCTAGTCACTGTAATCGAACAAGGCTACGGCAAAAGGCTTGCCAACAAATACAACAGCACTGTTTCCCTTGACCTGGCTTATTTCAGCGACAAAGGAAAAAACGAGGTCAAATCCGATTGTCAAGAGGTACAGGTTAACCTGCTGCGGGCTTTTGACTTGGTAGGAACATTCCGTGCGCAAAACCTGCAGGCGACTATTGTTGATAATGTGCTGCATATAACTTTTGATGTCAGCTATTCAGAGCTGAAAATAGAGGAGTTTGCTAAAATGCAAACCCAAACCATACGAATTTATAAGGAGTGATAATATGAGCGGAACATGGGATAGACAAAACAAAATCCTCCCCGGTGCGTATATTAACTTCCTGACCAATGCCCCGTTATCTATTACTATAGGCGATAGGGGTATTGTTGCATTGCTCCAGGAGGTTAGCAAAGGCAATAAGGGAGATATTTACCGAATTACGGCCTTGGACCAGAGCGAATGGCCGGCAGGAGTTACTGCCGAAGATAAGTTGCTTGTAAACGAGGCCTTGAAGGGTGCCCAGACAGTGTTGGTGTATAACCTGGGTACCAGCCACACTAATGAGGATGTTGATGCCGCGCTAGATGCTCTGAAAACAGAAAACTTCAATGTGCTCTGCTATCCGTATGATGATGAAGATGTCTCAGCTAAATCTGCTATCCAGACCTGGGTCGAAGCTATGCGCGAGGATGAGGGTATGAAGATCCAGGCTGTGCTTGCAAATTATGATGCGGATAGTGAAGCAATAATCAATGTTACCCAGGGCGTGAAGCTGGCTGACGAAACTGAACTGACACCTGCACAGACAACGGCATGGGTAGCCGGCATAACTGCAGGGGCCCGAATCAATCAGAGTAACACCGGGCGTAAATACATTGGAGCTGTGGATGTAGTACCCAGAATGACGAAATCGGAGATGGAGGCTGCTATCCAGAACGGGGAATTCATCTTCAAGGTGGACAGCGCCCAGAATGTTACAGCAGTATACGACATCAACTCACTCACCACCATTACCCCGGAGAAAGGCAAACAGTTTACAAAGAACAGGCTGATCAGGACCATAGACGGCATCAACAACGATATAAAGACCATCTTTGAGAGCAACTATGTCGGTAAGGTTGACAACAATCCTGATGGCCGGTCACTGCTGCGGGCTACTCTGATTGAGTATTTCAATGAACTTCAAAGGCTGAACGCTATCCAGAACTTCCAGCCGGAAGATGTGACAGTCACTCCTGGGACAGAAAGCGATGCAGTCGTAATC